TTATATTCAAAAACTTCAGAAGCAAAGTTCTTGTTGAAATAAGCGGTTGCCATAGAAGCAGCAATGCTGCACATTTTCTGCACTTTGTTGTCAAACCAAGCACATGTGTCCAGCGTTTTGTAGTCAACTAGCACAAGTGTGATTTCATCTGATTGCGTATATCCAAACACACAGCCCTGGATGTTCCTGCACAAGTCTTCCATTGTGCGGATCATCGCATTTGAAAGCACGACATCATAAGGCTTGTTGAAACCACGCGTGAAAGTGTGAAAGGCTTTTCCGTCAATTCTGATGATGACAGGAGTCCTTCGTGTCAATTGAAGTTGCGGCACTCTTTCATAGCTTTTCATCCGGTCTCCGAGAGAATCTTTTTTCATATTATTATAATTATATTTTTATTTAGAATTATCCTTTTTAGTCTTGTAAAAATGAACAGCTATAATTTGTGTTCATAATGTTTTGTTTCTATTGTTTACAAGATTAAAAGGGATAATTCCGTTTTTGTTTATTGCAATACGGGCATTTCGCCATTCCGTTTCTTGCAAGTTTTATTGTGGATATGAATAATGTTCCGCATTTGATACAAGTAAATACACGTTGTTTATTGACATCAAGTTTATGTTTCATACATTATTTATTGATTATACATTATTGGTTTTATGAACAATAAATAATAAAATTAAGACTACTTTTTATTCTCTAACATTTTGAGGTGCTCCTCAGCTTTTGCTTTCTCTGCTGTCCAGAACTCAAGTTCTTGCTTGTCGAGCTCAGTTTCAAAGAAATGGTACAAGTCAGTTGCTTGCTCATCAGTCATGACTGGGTTGAACTGCTCTCCACATTCACCATATGTCATATGCCACATATGGCTGTTTTCTTTGAAAGAACCTTTGTATTTTACGCCATCTATATCAATTGTTGCAGTGATGTAGCCATATGCGTCTTGTGACTTGATGGCAACAAGGGTGAATTCTCTTGCAGCGATTTTCTCACCTGCGATTTGGTTAAGTTGGTCAACTAATTCTTTAAAATTCATAACTGTTATTTTTTAATGTTACAGTTTAATATAACAAAAAATCGCAAAAAAATAAGGCACAGCTTAAAAAACCGTGCCTTACCAAATTATGACAAAATCTACCAACAAGTTACGCGTTCACTTCAGGATTCACCTCATTTTCAATCGCCTGCTCAGTCTTGATTACAGAAGCTGACTCTTCAAGAAGGGCTTTCTCCTCTTCTTCAGTCAAGTCATTTTCAAATTCTCCAGAATCAAGAATATTGTCGATTTCATTGAGGCGGCTATGAAGTCCGCGCAATGCGACATTTTTCTCATCAATAGTGTTAACTGCCTTTGACAGTTCAGGTCCGATTAACTGTATTGTCTCAAGAAAACTTTTAGCCTCATAGAAGCCTTTGCCTTTGAATGACATGAGACTTTTCCACAAGACAAGACAGCTTGAAGTCTTCAGAAGAATGCTTCCGTTCCATTCAGCATCTCTTGTGAAAGGTTTCTGCTGTTTCAAGTTAGAAAACAGCAATGCGATACCCGTTGCAGTAGAATGGTCAAACTCAGCATCATGTTCGATATATTTCATCAAACGGTCAAAACTGCTTTTTGTGCCGACTTTGACACTGTAGGTCTGCTCAATCATTGCATTTGACTCCGTAGTGTACTGTTTCTCAAGTGCAATCTGCTCTTTGATAAGTTCACTTTTCTTTGGCTTTGGAGTCTCTACAATTTCTTCAGAAATAGTTTTTTCTTTGTTCTCGTCCATATTGAATTGAATTGAAGGGGGACACAAGTCCCCCATTTGTTATTATAAATCTATACCAGCAAGGAAGTCATCATCGCTGAATGAATCTGACTTAGAAGGTTTCTCTTCTAATTCTTCCTCTTCATAATCATTTTGAGAAATTGCTTTTTCCACAATAGTGTTCTTTTTTGGTGCACTTGAAGCATTTTGCACAAATGAATTGCCGTTATTCTTGTAAGTTTTGAGTCTTTCATCTACTTGCTCTCTCAACTCAGCACTCCAAGGCTTGAACTCATATTCATTCAAGTCAGGAGAAGTTTTCAGATATTCGATAATCTTCTGCTTGTCTTCTTTCGTTGAAGTCATTCTCATACCATCAACAATGATTGGAGCACTTCCTCCAATGAATCTGCATGAATCATAGTTCTGGAACCCACCGACTTTCTTCACTTCAAGTCTGAATATTCTTCCGTTGAACAAGTCAAACGGGTTGCCACCTTCATCAACATCATCAAATTCAGCATCAAGTTTCTCTTTGATTTTTATACCATAACCAAACACCATGATTTTGCCTTCATACTCTTTATGCTGGTTGTCTTCAACAATCTGCACTAAAGAGAAGAACTTACGGTTGCGTTTAAGTTTGTCGGAAAGATTGACATCAATAGGATTGCTTGACTTTTTCAGTTTCCAGAACAAATCGCCAATAGGTGACTTTTCGCCGATAGTGCTCGGATCATCTACAAAGATACCGTTTTCACCATTTGCATCAGTAAGCCAGTAATGGTACTTGCTGATAACTGATTTTTTCATGTTGTTGATGTTGGGGAGGAACCGCACTTTTGAGCGGTAGACACCATCTGCGGCGTCAGCAAGATTGATGGAATACATGTTCTCATCAACTTTCTTTTTCACAGGTTCAGTTGAAAAGTTTTCGATTGAACCACTCATGTTAAACAAATCGTCTAAATTCAAATCTTTTAAATCATTCATAATACTACAATTTTTTTAATGTTTTTAATTTTTCAATGTGTCCAAACGGACAAGTGTAATTCAAAATAATAAATTCTCTACAATTTTTTATGTCAATTTAGCAAATAAAGTAATTTTTCTATATCTAAACATAATAAAATATTCTTTTTATTTTACTACTTGATGAAAAAAATCTGTAAAACTTTGAACATAAATCGTCCAAAGAAACTCTATACTTCAGTTTAGAATTTTTGAAGAAATAATAAATATCAACCAAGCTTTCAAACTTCTCATTGATTCTAAATTCTTCCAACGACTTGGAAACCAAGTCTTTGAAATCTGAAATTCTTGGCTGTATTATATTTTTCTTTATATTGCTTGTCTTTTTTATATATTGACTGTTGAACTCAAACGCTCTGCGACCAATTTCAATGCTTGCAAGAACCATGTCTGGCATGTTTAGATCTCTAAACAAGAAATTGCCTATAAAGCTAGAATAGTTTGCTTTGACTTTTAAGAACTTTATACCAAAGATGTTGCACCTCTTGTTCAAATTGTTGACCAACTTAGTCCTGCACCATAAATTGTTGCAAAGTCTGTTGAATCTAGTTCCTTTGTCTTTATCTGAAGACTTTATGTTCAAGTCTTCTATAGAAAATATCTCACATCTGTAGTGTCTTGCAATGTCTATAAGATTCTTAGATATTTGAAGAACTTCATGGTTTCGCTTGTTTGAAACGTAAGTTCTTTGTTCTGAATCATTTGCAAGACTTTTGTCTTTCAGACTAAAGTCTTTGTCATTCAAATCTTTGATTGAATAGATACCAGTCTGGACAATGTTGAAATCAGATGAGGTTTTCCAATCGACTATTGACCAGCCAATATAGTTTGGATTCAAGTCTAAAGCCATTATTCTGTTTTCAACCGGTAAATAACCATCAGTTTTTAAGATACTTTCATCAAAGCTGATGTAAACACATTCAAGATCTATCTTATAAGTTATTGGAATTAAATTATTTATTTGGCAACAATAAAGTCTTTTAATGATATCTGATCTGTTCCTGACATTCAAAAGATTCAAGTCAAAATGATGTTCTTTAGAAAACTTGATATGCAAAGTATTTAAATCTTTGTCTATCTGAACTAATCTGTTTCCGTGTTTCAACTTTTCACCAATTATATAAACAGGATTTAATTTTTTAACTTTATATTCTTCTTTAGAAATCAAGTTTTTCAAGCGTTTGAAGAACAGTTTCTTACCACCAAAAATTATAGGTTTGTCTGAATCAGATACAAGTTGTTTAGCTTC